CGAAGACACCGGTCGTAGAAACATCCGCGCCCGCGCGACCAATGGCGTCACCCACAAAGCCCGTAGCGGAAACCCCAGTTACGCTCAGGTTTGCGTCGCCGCGAGCAATAGCGTCACCAACGGCGCCAGAGGCGGACACACCGGTAGGAGTAACTAGGGCTGTTCCAGTGACGGTTACACTACCAACTGCGCCAGTGGCCGATACACCCGTCACTATGACAGGCGCTGACTCACCCCAAGCACCAGAAGACCACGTGCCACGGCTCCAGCCCGTTAGGGTCGTGTTAGCCATGACAGTCTCCTAGCCTTATGCGATGCGGACGATAGCGTTGCTTGCGTCGGCCGCTGGGAACTGGACGGTAAATGTACCGGTCGTAGAAATCTTGTCTGCACCAAAGTCAAGCACGGCAACTGCCCGGTTGGACTTGGACGAGTTGTAGATCAGCGCACCGCGCGCAGTGATCGTCGCAGAGGTAAACGAGATATCTGCAAAGTCCAAGAAGGCAGTTGTGCCCGACGATGTCGGCGTGACATTCGTAAGCGTGCCGCCACCAGCGGTGTAGGTACCCGAGTCGCCTACTTCGTTTGAGGACGTGTAGGCCGTCGTCGCTGCGCCTAGGCTTGCCGAGCTCGTGTAAAGAGCCAGCTTGAACACATCGCCAGTGGTCAGCGTGAAGTTGTGGATAGCCTGCAGAATCTCGACTTTGAAAGATGTGCAGAGCGCCTGAGTGATTGCCATTGTGGCCTCCTAAGTTTGGGTACGGCCTCAGCCGGTTCTAGACATTGTTCCGTCGCGATAGTCATCCCGCTTTGATCGTAGGTCGATACCGAACAACTGCATCATAGCCTCGTTATATCGGTTGGTATATAGCTGCAACATATCCCCATCGCCCTTCAGGTAGCTGTACGCTTCAACCAGCGAGCCATACAACAGCGCAGATTCGGCATTCTCACCGAGCCACGAAGTCGATGTGGTGCTGATAGATGGGGGGTCGTAGTAGTAGTGCAGTTCTACACTGTAATTCGCGTTCGGGGTTGGCCCCAGAATGAAGTTGCCATCGCTTACGCCCGTCTGGTCGCCGTCGAACTGGGCATAGTACTTTGGTACACCCGTCGTAGAGGCGCGCGGATAAGCCTCACGGATGAAGTTAACGTCCTTGTCGTAGAGATAGACGTAGTCCCCGTCAGCCTCGATAACAGCAAGGGAGAACACAGAAAGGAAGTCCGACGGACGCGCCAGATACGGAACGCCCGAAGTCAGCGTGCCCGTCGCATTCTTTCTGAGTTCAGGGATTTGCACCGACCGATAGATGCGCTCCTCGGCCTGCTTAACGAACATAGGGATATTAGCGACGAACGATGTCTCGGTCGTCTCTAGGTAATCCTGCAGTGCCTGCGTGAGTTGCGCGTAGTTCATCTATCAGCCCTTATAATTCCCGCCCTTGGTAGCCGCCCCCATGCCACGAGCCTTACCGCCCTTGGCCATCATGGTTGCTTCGCCACCCATGGCCATCTTGGCCATCTTGCCACCCTTGGCCATCTTGCCACCCTTACCCATCTTACCTACACCGTCAGCGGCGAAAGCTGGAACTTTCTTGCCGCCCTTTTCAACCATCTTCATCTTGGCCATTTTATGCTCCGTTTGTTGTGACAACCGTCACGGTTCCGACTGATCCTACCATATCCTGTATGGGGTTCCAAACAGGATTCCACCCGAACAACCCGTTGCCCGGCGCGTAGTCTGGGCGTGGGTCTTTAAGTGACTGTGGGTCGTTGATCTTTACACGACCAAGAAAGTTTTGCGGTTGGTCTGGATCAACAATGTCTCTGCCAACACGGAAACCAGTTTTTGTCCCGTTCTGGATTTCATACACAAGATCACCCAGCTTATATCGGAAGCCGCTCCTGTCGCAGATACCAAAGGCATGTTTACCGCGTGCGTACGTCGCCATGGTTCACCCGATCATCATAGTGTTGAAGGGTACAAAACTCACAGAGGAGCGGTCACGGTCTTCACCGGCTGCCAGATCAAACTGTTCGTCGTAGATTTGCTTCAATGGTAGGACGCGTGGTAGCGCTTCGGGTTTCTTCATAGCGATGTAGTATGCGAGCCCTGCAACAAGCGCAGGGACAAAGCGCGGTGGAACAGAAACCGTATCCCCGCCAATGCCTGACTCCAGACCGTCAATGCCTTTAAGACGGTAGTAGAACAGAGTGTAGCTCTGTGAGTTGTCGGGTGTGGGCCACAATGTGACCGTCGTGCTTGTCGGGAGCCGTTGCACGAATATCTGAGTGGGCCGGCCAGTGATCTGTTTGTTTGTCTGCTGCGCATATGTCGAAACAGATATGCGCTCGAGCGCTGTGTCCACTTGCGATGTGCCCGTGCCAGTACGCAGCTGGTGTTCTATAATGTCAATGGTTCCAGTTGGGAGCGTATATACCGCAGTTCCCGTGGTCAGTGCGAGCGTACCAGCTTCGATGGTGAACAGGTTCAAACCTTTGTTGGCCCACTCCAGCGTGAGCAAGTTCAAACTGCGGCGTGCAGTCTTTAGGTCGTAGCCGGATCGCATTTCCAAACCAGCCCGCTCGAAGGCTTCCTCGAATAGTTCTGGTAGGTCTGGCACAACGACGGACATGGCTATTTCCTAAATTTGGCGGTCTTCTCCGCTATCTTCTTCGGTTGTGCCACAAATTGCTTGCCTTTACGAGTACCCTCGCGCTTGGCACGTGTGGTAGCGGCATACTCAGCATCGCTTAGCGACTCGCGGGCCTTCTTGGGTAGGTACCGTTCCCCTGTGGCTTTTGAGCCCTGTGTCGACGGTTTACCGCTGCGTGTGCCCCACTCTTCTTTTGTCCACTTCTTCAGGCTTTTCTGGGGCGCTTTCAATCTCTGTACCCCCCACCTTTGGCCTTGTATTGTTGCGCCAACATCTGCGCCTTACGTGCGCTCCACTGGCCCGGGCTGCCGCCTTTACCGCCCGCTTTGATACTCTCAAACAATGTCTTACGCATGGTAGGCTTGGTGTAGTTACCTGCGGCGTTGACCTTTGATTTTGATTTAGCGGGCGGTTTTGGCATCACTTGAACCCCTTGGAGCATTTGCCTGCGGCCGAGCAGCTGCCCGGATTCCCGCACTGACGGCATGGTACGAACTGCGTTGTCGCAACAACGCCGGTCACATACACTTCGGTGTTCTCCACCGCTGGCGCAGGCGCCTTGGTTGTTGGCTTTCTGCTCATTTCATCGTACCCTTGGTCTTGCCCTTCATGCAGCAGCCATCACCGCGGCTGGCCATGCCACCTTTGGCGTAACCTTTAACTGCACCGCCCTTTTTCATGCCCATAGCTTGGCGGTTACGCATAGCTTCGGCAGCTGCTGCCATCATACCGGCTTGTGGCATACCGGGGCCACCGGGGCGAGGGGGCATAACTGCAGGGGCTCTGCGCATCATGCCCGGAGTCGTGATCTCTTTGCCCATATTTCCACGGTTCATCATTTCTTCGTACCTTTCTTGGCTACGCCCTTGATAGAGCCTTTGTTTTCAGCGGCGTAGAAGACCCTATCACCGCGATCCTTGCCATAGGTCTTTTCCATGGCTTTCTTAATCTTCTTACCCTTGGCTGTCAGTGGCATGTTAACACTTCCATGCTCGCAGGCTCTTATTGATCCTACTGTTAGGGTCATTAGCCGTCTTAGCGGACGTCAGCTTCTTTTTCATACCCGTCATTCTGGCACAGAAGCTATCTCGGCGCGAACCACCCTCTGGCTGTGGGGCTTTCAACCCCGGTTTCCCGGGATTGGCCTTGTTATAGCTGGCTCGGCCCTTGGCATTTAGCCCGCCTTTCGGGTTTTTGCCGGCCTTGCGAGTCCATGCTGGTGTCTTAGCCATTATGAAGTCCTCACTAGAACGATCTGAAAGTACGACGCGATGTCGTTGTTGTTACCAGAACCCTTGGCAGTTGCTGTGACGCACTCGCCGGGCAGGATTTGGACTGGGTAGGTGAAGTTATACTCCACAGTACCACTGTTTAGTGTGGTGATGGCTACCGTTCGAATTATGCCATCCTGCCCGCGCTGCTTGAGCCGGGCCGTGATGTACTGGTTCGAGTTGGCCGTACCGCATGTGATGCTACCATAAGTGAGATATCCGACGTGGTCAGTCGGGCATGTCCAGTGACCAACCAAAGAAAGATTATCTCCAATACCCATGGCGCTGTAGGTAACTGCAGGCACGCCAGAAGTGACCGTACCGGTTCCAACGTAGATTGTCCCTGCGTTGGCCCCACCGGAACCCGCGGACACGACAGTCACGCGCTCGATGGCGTCGTACTCGTGGGTGGTGGTTACGGCGGTCTGGCCGTTTAGGATTACGGTTTCAGAGACATAGCCACCGGTGCCATTGATACCAATGATAAAGACACTACGAGCCCCTGTTCCGGCAGATGTGTCGCTGGCGCTGGAAGA